AACCGACCCACCTGCCCTATAATAACTACATCAACGAAACAAACCCATGCCTGCCAAATCCGATCTGACTACCGAGCAACTGACTGGTTACCTGTCTAAGAACTACGGCAACGACATCAACGCCGCCCAGGTTCAGGATGCTTGTGGTGTTTTTGGTGTGACCTATGCTACTGCTGTCAAGCGCCTGCGTGATTTCTATGTTCGTCGTGGCACTTGGAACCTGACCGTACAAGAGAAGCTGGAACATGCCTATCAAGCACCTGCTGCTGCTCCTGCTGTCTCTGTTACCGTTCGGGAACAACAGAGCCTTATTCCTGAGAAAGATGCCAATTATGTCCCGTTCGGGAATTTTTCTGATGTGAAGAAAGTTATTCAGTCTGGCATCTTCTACCCCACTTTTATCACGGGTCTGTCTGGTAACGGTAAGACTTTCTCTGTGGAACAAGCTTGCGCTCAACTCAAGCGAGAACTGATCCGTGTGAATATTACGATTGAGACTGATGAAGATGACCTTATTGGCGGTTTCCGCCTTGTTGATGGCGCCACTGTTTGGCACAATGGTCCTGTCATTGAATCCCTTGAGCGAGGGGCGGTCCTGCTCCTTGACGAGGTTGACCTTGCTTCTAATAAGATCCTCTGTCTCCAGTCTGTGCTTGAAGGTAAAGGTATTTTCTTGAAGAAGATTGGTCGTTACGTTCAACCTGCTCCTGGTTTCAACGTGATTGCTACTGCTAACACCAAGGGTAAGGGTTCCGATGACGGACGTTTCATCGGCACCAACGTTCTCAACGAAGCATTCCTTGAGCGTTTTGCCCTGACGTTTGAGCAAGAGTATCCCAGCGTGACTGTGGAGACCAGCATTCTCAAAAAAGCAGCTGCTTCTCTGAATGTTCAGGATGAGAAGTTCTGTGAGAATCTTGCCAACTGGGCAGACATTATCCGTAAGACTTTTAAGGATGGTGGTATTGATGAGGTGATCTCTACTCGTCGCCTGGTTCATATCATCCGTGCCTATGCTATCTGGCAGGATCGTCTCAAGGCGATCAAGGTTTGCGTCAATCGTTTTGATGATGAGACCAAGCAATCTTTCATTGAATTGTATGATAAGATTGATGCTGATGTTGTAACTCAGGATCCTTTTTGATGACTAACTCAAATTTGGTTGGCAGCATCATTTCTATTCATGGAACTGGTGTTGCCAAAGTTAGAAAAGTTGATGGTAATAAGATTCATATTTTGAATCTTGACGGTGAATGCAAAGAATGCTACTATAATGATATTGAATATGTATGGAGACCGTGAATGAACTACAAGTACAATGAAGACGCACTCCTTGAGGAACTGCGCCAATATATCGTGAATACCTACACCGCACATTATTCTGCTGGTGACGATAAAATCCAAACCCTTGATCTGATTGAAGCATGTGGTGACGGTGAAGCTTTCTGTCGTAGCAACATTCTGAAGTATGCTTCTCGCTACGATCGTAAAGGATCTGCCCGTCGTGACATTATTAAGATCCTCCACTACGCACTTCTTCTGCTACACTTCAACGACAAAAATGCCACCCGTGAAGATTACAACCGATGAGTAAAGTTATCCTGTCTAAGAAAACCCTAGATGTCCTTAAGAATTTCTCCAGTATCAATTCCTCCATCGTATTCCGACAGGGAAGCACAGTTCGCACTATTAGCAATGCGGAGAACATCCTTGCGAAATACACGGCGGAAGAAGTATTCCCAGTGGACTTTGCTATTTACGATCTCAGCCAGTTTCTTTCTGGCATCACTTTGTTTAACGATCCTCAACTTGAATTTGCTAACAACGATTATGTTAGTATCAGGGGTGGCGGTCGTGCCGCTAAGTATTATTTCTCGGACCCTGAGATTACGCTAAAGTCTGCCCCTGAAAAGAATGTCAAGTTTCCTGGTGCTGATATTCAGTTCAACATTACTGGTGATGAACTGGTCTCCCTTCAGAAAGCTTCTGCTGTCTATAGTCTCCCAGACCTTACTTTTGACACTACTGGAGACACTATCAAACTGATCCTTCGTGATAAAGAGAATGATACCAGCAATACTTACGAGCAATCCGCTGCTGGTGATTTTACTGGCAGTTATTCACTGGATGTCAAAATTGAGAACATCCGTCTGCTTCCTGGTGACTACACTGTTAAGATCTCCAAGCATCTTATTTCCGAATGGACCAATCAAACCACAGACCTGACCTACTATATTGCCCTTGAACCCTGATGAAACATATTCTCTTTACCCTGAAAGGTTGTGCTGCCGACGAACTTGATGATGAAGGGTTTATCAGGGACATTCTATATCAGGCATCTAAGTGGTGTAAATCAACGTTGATTGCTTTACACTCTCATAAGTTCTCCCCGCAAGGTGTGACTGCTGTAGCTCTGCTTGCTGAAAGTCATATCAGCATTCACACTTGGCCTGAGAATGGCACAGCAGTCTGTGACATTTTTACTTGTGGAGACCACACTGTTCCAGAGGATGGTGTAGAATACATGCGAGCAGAATTGAACGCATCCAATATTATGACGCAAACTATTTTGAGAGACTTGGAATGAGTAAAGATTTCTTGTGGGTTGAGAAGTACCGTCCTACAATCGTAGAAGATTGTATCTTGCCTGACACTATCAAAGACGTATTCAAAGGATTTGTCGCACAAGAAGAGATCCCTAACCTTCTACTTACTGGCACTGCTGGTGTCGGAAAGACCACAATTGCCAAAGCCCTATGCGCTGAGATCGGGGCGTCCTATATTGTCATTAACGGTTCGGACGAAGGACGGTTCTTGGACACGGTACGTAATCGGGTCCGTCAGTTCGCTACGACCATCTCTCTGACCTCTGGGGCGTCCCACAAGGTCGTCATCATTGATGAAGCAGACAACACCACCAACGATGTCCAGCTGTCGCTCAGGACCGCCGTGGAGGAGTTCCATGGCAACTGTCGCTTTATCTTCACTTGTAACTTTATCAACAAGATTATTGAACCTCTCCATTCCCGTTGTACGGTTGTGGATTTCAGGATCAAACCAGAACAAGCAGTTCAACTTCAGGGTGAGTTCTTTACTCGTCTGAAGTCCATTCTTACCCATGAATGTGTAGAGTATGAAGACAAAGTTCTTGCTAAGCTCGTTAAGCGTTATTATCCTGATTGGCGTCGTCTTATTAATGAGTGCCAGCGTTATGCCGCTACTGGTGCTATTACGTCTGCTATCCTTGTTGATGTTGCTGATGTTAATCTTGATGCTCTCCTATCTTCGTTGAAGAAGAAAGAATTTACTACAGTCAAGAACTGGGTGGTTCAGCATCTTGATAATGACCCTAGCATGATGATGCGTAAGGTTTATGACAGTCTGTATGATGTTCTCAAACCAGCTTCTATTCCTGAAGCAGTTTTGATCATCGCAAAATATATGCGAGACATCACAATTGTTCCCGATCAAGAAGTGAATATGCTAGCCTGTCTAACAGAACTGATGATGAGTTGTGAATTCAGATGAAGACTTGGATGCTTGCTAATCGTAAGACAAGAGAAACTTACGAAAGAGATAGATTTTTTGAAGAAGCAGATGAACTGGGAATTGATTTCACAGTTGTTTATGCTGATGAAGTTGACCTTATTGTTTCCCGTGATGACAGAAAATCAATCAGATATCAAAATGAGATTGTTAGCCTCCCAGATGTTCTACTCGCTAGGACAGGCTCTGCTACTGGTAACTACAATCTGTCCGTCTTACGTCAGTTTGAAAGACTGAACGTTCCTACTTTGCCAAACTCTGATGCGATCATCGCCGCTAAGGATAAGATGTATGCTAATCAGATCTTGGCACAGGCAGGACTTCCTATCCCTAAAACGATGCTTACTCGTTTTCCGAGTAATTGCGATTTAGTAGAAAAACAAGTAGGATTTCCCTGTGTCGTTAAAGTGGTAACAGGATCACATGGAGCTGGCGTGTATCTCTGTGAGAATAAGAAACAATTCAATGACTTGTCAGAATTGATTTCTGCGCTAGACTTTAAGAACTCTATGATCGTCCAAGAATATGTACAATTTTCAGAGGGACGTGATCTTCGTGTTATCGTTATTGGTGGGAGGGTTGCTGGTGCT